TTCGAGGTCGGCGACAAGGTGAGCGTCGTCGCGTTCGATGAGGAGCCCCACACCTACGTCGTCCGCTCGGGCAAGTCGAGCGTCGGCGGGGTGTCCCCGCTCTGGTTCGAGTACGAGGCCAGCGATGACCCGTACGAGGCCGACCCGAAGGCCGACCCCGTCCATGAGGCGCAGCAGGCGTCGAAGGGTGACGCCGAGGCCCTGGAGAAGCAGATCCGCGAGGACGCCGAGGCTGCCGCCGAGGAGGTCCGCAAGGAGCAGGTCGAGGCCGACAAGAAGACCCGCGCGCATGACGCCCAGGTCGCCCGAGCCGCCAAGGAGGCGTCCAGCAAGTGAAGATCCTCGACAACTTCCGACTGTCCAAGGAGGCGGTCCGCATCTTCACGGCGGTCGCCGTCATCGCCCAGATCGTCACGTACGTCGTGACGTCTGCGCTCGACCTCAACTCGACGGGCCAGCTGACGCTGGTTGCGGTCGTCGGCCTCATCGGGGCCGCGAGCCGCAAGTACGTGTACTCCGAGGAGACGGTCAACGTGGCGATCCCGCATGTGCAGCGTGAGGTCATCAAGGATCACGTGGGCTGATGGCGCGACCGCGCAACGCTGACGTCCTCAAGGGGTACCGCGACCGTCTGGCTGCCTCCAAGAAGTGGCGGGAGACAGAGAAGTACGACAAGTTGTGGTGCCTCCTGGTAGACATGTACCGCGGCAAGCAGTACGACGACATGTCGGACGCCGACCGCATGGTGGTGAACGTCGCCTTCGCGACGGTCAACGTCATCGGTCCCAGCGTGAGCGTGAACCATCCCAAGATCACGGTGATGGCCCGCAAGCCAGAAGACCAGGATCGGGCCATCATCACCGAGGCCGTCATCAACTACTGGTGGCGGCACTTCGGGATGCAGTCGTCCTTCAAGCGGGCGGTCAAGGACTTCCTCGTCGTCGGGCACGGCTGGATCAAGACGGGCTACCGCTTCGTCGAGGTACAGAAGCAGACCGCCGACACGGCGTCTGCTCCCACCGATGAGGGCGAAGGCTACGACGGCGGCGGGGACGACTACGCCGACCCCCGCCCCGACTCGACGGTCGAGGCGAACACGGTCATCACTGAGGACCGCCCCTTCGGCGAGCGTGTGTCCCCGCACGACATCTACGTGGACCCGATGGGCACGTGCATGGACGACATCGGCTGGATCGCGCAGCGGATCCGCCGAAGCGTGAAGGCGGTCAAGGCCGACAAGCGCTACTTGAAGGCCGCACGCGACAAGGTGATGAGCGGGTCGTACGCCAAGTACGACGGCGAGGACTCCTACTCGAAGGAGGACTACCGCGAGAAGAAGGACGCTGTCGGCGGGTACGTTGACGTGTGGGAGTTCTACGACCTCCGCCGTCGCGTCGTCTGCACGTTCTGCGACACCACCGACGAGAAGGACGCTCTCTTCCTGATCCCGCCGAAGGAGGTGCCGTTCGCCTTCGGCCATCCCTTCGTGATGATCCGCAACTACGAGGTGCCCGAGCACTTCTACCCGATCGGCGACCTGGAGGCCCTGGAGCCGCTGCAGCGGGAACTCAACGAGACTCGTACGCAGATGCTGAACCACAGGAAGCGGTACCAGCGCAAGTGGCTGTTCCGCGAGGAGTCGTTCGACCCGAAGGGCCGATCGGCTCTCGAATCGGACGAGGACAACACGATGGTCCCCGTCGTCGGCAACGAGCCGCTGACCAACGTGATGATGCCGATTCCTGCCATCCCGATCCCGCCCGACTTCTACCAGCAGTCCGAGCTCATCGAGCAGGACATCGACCGCATCAGCGGCGTGTCCGAGTACCAGCGCGGTGGGATGCCCGAGGTTCGCAGGACCGCCACCGAAGCGGCCATGATGCAGGATGCGGCCAACGCCCGCTCCGCAGACAAGTTGGCGATCGTCGAAGGCTTCATCGCTGTCATCGCCTCCCGCTTGGTAGCACTTGCTCAGGAAATGCTAACAGGCGACCAGGTCGTTCGGGTCGTAGGCCAGAACGGCGCAGTCGACTGGCTGAACTTCGACCGCGAGTGGATCAAGGGCGAGTTCGACTTCGAGGTGGAGGCTGGCTCGACCCAGCCGAACAACGAGTCGT